AAAGATTCTTCATCATTATCATCATCTGTGGGGTCTCCGTATTGATCAACAAATTGGGCTTCATCTGCATAAGCACCAACAGAAACTCCACCAAAAAGATTTGGAGAGTTTTTTAATACTTCATATAGATCGGAACCTGTGGTGGTGTTCATAAACAACTCACCTTTAGCAGTCATACCTTGTTTGTCAAAATTAAATTCATTCCATTGACCTACAGGCATGCCCATATCATTGTGATTTAAAAACATAGGCAAGGGTTTGCCGCTTTGTGCAAACTCATTAGCCCATTCCATAAAACCTTCAGGCTGGTAATTAAACTTACGACCATCAGCCCCAGTTCTAGACCCCCAAGTTGTAACAACAGCCTCAAGTTGTCCGCTTGGGTTTTCCTTTGAGGATTGGTTGAGCTTTAACTTTGCTTCGCAGATTAGATTTAGGTTTTGATTCATTTATAGCCCCATTGTTGATAGCTTGATTATTATCTTGTATTTTTGGGGACGGCACAGGTTTTTTTGGTAGTTTAACATTACTTTTATGAATCTGATAACCAAAAAGACCAATTATTTTATTAACTGTTTTCATGTTTTCCCTATATTCATTTTTTTGGTTTGATTACCACCGCCACCGCCAGTATCTTGTGGTGAAGAACCCGGCAATGCTTGTACTTTAGCAGTTTTTGTAGCAATTGGAACATTATCTGAAGAAATAGCTTTTGCATTAACAGATAATAAGTCATCAGCACCATCCATTTTAGGCATATTCATATATTCTCTAGCTTCATTAGGCGTCATAATACCACCCGCAACTCCAGCATTTACAAAGTTCATTTGGTCTAATGCCGCACCTTTTAAGAAATCTTTTGTATCAAAACGAATTGCTAGATTTGGATAGCCTTTTAATAATGATTGCTTAAACTTTTGCTCAATGCTAATAATCATTGGGTACATGGTAGTTTTATAGAATTCATCTAGCATGGTTTGTGTGTTATTAAACTTGCCAGCCGATAATCCAAGCATTTCAGGAGGTACACCAAACAGCCCGCAGATTCTTTTAGTGGTTTGGTCTTTTAGCTTAGCGGCATCTGCATCTTGTAGTGTCAGCATCTTAACAGGCTCATACTTCATACCGTTATCAAGCATAATACTTTGACCTGGTTTGCTTAAATCAGTAGGTTTAGAGCCAGTCATACTAGACCATGCTTCTGCCAATCGACCTTTGATTTCTTTAAATTTCACATCTGGAATAACTTGGTCAGTCACGAACATACCGCTAGGTTTTGCACCATTTTGCATAACAAAGTTGGCATATAAATCAATATCTTGATCTAAGGCAACCAATTCAGTAGCCAGAATGCCTTTGTTGAAACCAGCAGAACCTTGCCAAGCGGCTTCTGAAATATGAATTACTTGATGTGCGGCTAATGGCTCATCCCGATTAAAACCATAACTAGGTGTAGACAAGCGATAAGTAGGGTATCTTGCTGGATTCATTTGCGTTGTTATCAGCGTGGAATCCAAGTTATATAGTTCTATTGGTGTTTGTGAAGCATCACCTTGGTCTTTACGGAACAGTAGCGTAAAGGTTTCGCCAGATAACAGATACCACATACACCATTGATACCAAAACTCATATTGGCTTTGGAAATTATTAGGTTCTTGCAAAAGATTAAGAACTTGTTTTGCCTTTGCTTTATCCCTTGCTCCAGCTTTATCAGAAGCCAAAGCATCTTCAAAAATGCCTTCGTCTGTCTTATAAGCTATGTAAATACTGCATTGTGCTAATGCTCTGGCAATAACTCCAACGCAAGACATAATTGTGCTGTTTCTTGTCAGCACAGACATATCTACAATCCGACCAGCGGATGTAGTTGAGCTTGTGGTTACATAAAGTAGCTGAAAATTTGCACCGCCTTTACCATCTTGGGTCTGGCGAACAATCTGATTACCTAATTGGGTTTGTCCAAAAAGGGTATTATTTTCTTTTACTACTGTTTTCTTAGTGCGGAAAATGTCTAAAACACCCATATAAACTCCCAATTTTTTACGATATTACCTCAAAAACTACGGAATCCAAAGCTATTTGATATGAATGGGTTATCTAATGAGCAATGTGCCGCAATAATCATAGCAATTATGCCATCAACTTTAGCAGATTTGTCAGCTTCATTTTTCCTAATTTTTATGTTGCCATTTACATCCTCATAAACTTCACAGTTGCCTAATTGCCACCCAAGAAAAGGGTTTCCATCATGACGGATTTGATTATTTAGTATTAGTTTCTCAACATATTTTGATGGATTTGATAAAACACTCATACCTTGTCCAACTTTTTTAACAGGAACCCCGTTATCGTGCAGTCGCGCAACTAATGAAGCCGCATTATAAGCATCATATCCCACCTCTTTCACATCATACTTTTCACATTGTTGCATTATGTAAGCAGAGATTTCCCTATCATCCATGACATTACCCTCAGTCAGTCTAAGTATCTTGGAATCTATTGCAACACGGAAAATATCTTGATAATGCTTAGGAATCATCTCGTAACCAGCTTGTGGTAGAAAGAATTGCCATTCAGCGTAGTAATCCATTTCGCCATAGCGCTTTAAGGTGCATACGGCATTTAAATCTCGTGTGGCGGCTAAGTCAAAGCCAATAAAGACTGCCTCTGGTTCTCTATCGTCAGGTTCGGATATAGCTTTATCCCACATATCTCTGTCTAGCCAAGCGGTATTAGCACTTACATAGATGTTTAGGGTTTTGCAAAGAAATTCGTTTAATACAGCAGGCTTATGCTTTGCTTCCTCTGCTCGTTGGGCGATTGCTTCCTCAAAGACGGATATTCCGTGCATAGGATTTGCTTTTGCCCAAGTATTAGGCTCACGCCAATCATCCTGTGGGTCTAAGCCATATAGCAATCCAAACCATCTAGGGTTATCACCAGCTTCCCCATTAAGCATAGATTGCACCATGCTCATATCTTCATAAAACTTCGTGTCTTTAGTAAAAGATGCAGTTGTAATATAGATTCGCAATGGGTTTTGTCTTGCGACCATACCTGAATGTAATACCTCAATGGAATTTCTATCCACAATTTGAGCAGCTTCATCCACAATTACGCAAGATGGATTTTTTCCGTCTCCTGATTTTTTGGTGTCTCTAGAAAGGGCTTTAAAAGTGGATTGCGAATCTCCGCCCTTTTTTACTTCGTATCTTGATATGTTATAAAGTGCCTGTAAATCAGTAGGCATATTCTCTACGAATCCTTTAGCGGCATCAAACACAATGGTAGCCTGCTCTCTATTGGTTGCTAGGGTAAATACCTCTGCTCCAGCTTCACCGCATAGCAACTCATATAGTGCTATTGCGGCTGTAATAGTTGATTTTCCAGCTTTGCGAGGAATAAAGACAATTACATCAGTAACCATCCTCTTGGTTCTATCCCTTTTTCCACGAAAGCCATAGATAGCACAAATAATAAAAATCTGAAAAGGCTCTAGGATTATGGGATCACCCGCTTGTGGTCCTTTGGTGTGCTTTAAATTTTGGCAAAAGGACAGAAAATGTTGTGGCACTCTTTCATCGAATTGCCATTCCCATTCTTTATTTTCGTATTGATTAATAAAGCGTTGGCAAGCTAAACGAACATCTCTGCAGACATTAATTTCGCCTTTTATTACATCGTGGGCATATTCAAGCCCAGTCTCCCACCTCATGAAGCAAATGGTCCTTTAAGAAATTGCGATACAGGACTATTACTTTCTACCTTGCCAGATGAGAGCCTGCCTCTAGGGGTAAGCCCTAACTCATTCATTAACTGGATAATTAATGTGGTTGCTTTATTGCGAATGCTTAACCAAGGGCTAGGAGCAAGAGTAGCATTATTGTTTTGCGGTATTACAAGTCGGCTTTGTCTTTTACCGCTATCGTCTTTAAACTGTAGCATCTTGGAACAGTCCACATAAACCTCTATTTGGTCTGCCAGCATGGATAAAGCGTGTTTATCTTGGTCATTTCCAATGCCATAAACTGAATGTAGAAATTCCGCAGTTTCATCTATGAACTGTTGTTTATCCCATGCGTCAGGATTATCCAACCATTCGGCTCTAGGAATTCTTTTTCTAATACTGTCAGGCAAAGTGGCTAAGTCGCCTCTGGTTCTAGACTTTGTGCCATCGACTATGTGAAGCTCTGGTGGTTTTTTATTCATGGGTGCATCCTAGCCTAAGACACCCCCCTCTGTCAAATTACATTACACTTGATTTATGGTCATGATGAATCCAAGAGCATGTGTGCTACTTTAAGTTTCAACGGAAATATTGCTTTGACTGACCACATACCCATAGTCGGACAAGCTGTAAACGGTTTTTTTATTTGTGTAATGTTCAACGATACCCTTTTGTTCCAATACTGTCTTGTGTGAATGGCACTCTACACATAACGATTGGAATAGGTTGTTGGTAAACGCATGGTCTCCTATCTGTGCCCATGGAAAGACATGATCAACTACATTAGCTTGACATACTCTGCCAGCCAATAAACAACTTACGCAAAGTGGAGAACGACTCAGTTGTATTCGTTTGGTTTGCTTCCAGAATGGGCTTTTGTATTGCTGTTGCCTATCCCATCTTTCCTGTGATACTTCCTTTCTTATTCCATGCTTTTCACAGAATGAGCTTTTACCTATTCGTTGTTCTTTACAACCTAACTCTATGCACTTGGTATAGGTAGGTAAGGTAGGCATTATGGTGTTGGATCCTCTACGATATGTATAGGGTTATTGTCTATCCAAATATCTATATCTACACCAATGCTTTTAACATAGTCTAATTTAGCTTTGCCCATGGTAAAGATAATGTGATCTTTGTCTAATACTTTCCCAATACTATCCATAAGCTGTTCGTTTTGCTTTTCGCCAGTATGATGGGTTACACAATACACATCCCATTTACGCATCCAGCACATATAAATAAAAGTATCCCAAAATTTAGGGTCTGCGGAATAAGTATTATGGTAATCTAGAGCAACGGAAAGATTTTTCTCTCTCTTTTCCTCTTTAAAACCGCTTGCATGGGCGGCTGAAGCTACTTGTAATGCTTTGGATTTCGTTGTGAATGGTCCTTTTGATCCCCAATACCAGCCATCTTGCTTTTTAATAACAGGCATAAGAATCTCCATTATTTCCAATCGCCTTTGTTGCCACGATTACCAAGTCTCCATTGTAAAGTAAAGTCATCAGAATATCTCCACCATTTTGGCTGCATTGTATAACTATTACAATATTCTCTAAATGTTCGTAAACCCCATTCTTTTCGCCATGCTAACAACTGTCTAATACCGCATCTATAAATTTCTTTTTCAACTTTGTTCATTTTGTGCCTTAACGAATTCTTTTAATGTTTCGGATTTGATGTTTGGATTTACTACTTTCAATGTCATTCCATAGTTATTTTTTTCTAAATTATCCCAGTCAATATCTTTTCTTCTAATAAGCTGTGTATCAAAACCTTTCCATTGATTTGCTACCACATGTTGTGGTCTGCCATATCTTCTGTCCGTTTTAACGACTCCAGGCCACATTCTTTCTAATGATTTAGCCATTGTTAAACGACCATCGTTCTTATAAAGAACATCAGTATTTCCGCCTTTCATGGTCATAGTTGCCATTTTTTCTATCAAAAACGCATTCATTAATACGGTACACCATCCACCAGAAAGCACTTGTAAGCATAAATCGGTATCCTCGTTGTATCTTCCACGCCAACGATAATCTAAGTCATTTCTTATAAGCAAAGTGCTATAAACATGGCAGTTTAGGTAAAAAGGTGGCATTTTGTTTATTGCAAAGAATGTATAGTTCATTCCAGCAATAGCAATGTTTTCGTATCTATCCGTAAAATCTTCGGTTGCTTTAAATGCTGGTAAAGAATTGCATATAATACGCTTTCCTTTTTGCAACCTACGCATAAAGCGTATATTGTCATCCAATATCCAGTGCTTAAAATGACCATTTTTCTTGCTATGTTCCCAACAGAAATTTCTTGCTGGTATTGATCCAAGACCTAAATTGCTAAAAGGAAGGGCTAATATGCGGTCAGAACCATATCTTTCTGCATATTCATTTTTTTCTTGTGGCTCCACTACCAAAAAGAAATCAACATTATCTTTTATAAGAAACTTTGCGGTTAAGCAATTCTCATATCTACCTTTAGAGATTACATAAACTGGATATCTTGTATTCATTTTCTAATTAAAGGAAAGTCAAACTTTTTCCAAATATGCCCTAAATCATGGTTAGGTCTACCCCATTTTTTACTCATGGTAATTAAATGAGGCCAATTTTTCATTAGCACTTTTGTTCTTTGCAGTCTGCCATCATCTTTATAAAGATCGCAGTTACCGCCTTTATTTGATCCGCTAGTTACAGTATCGAACACATATACATTCATTGAAACAGTACATAAATGCCCTGAAAGAACTTGCAATGTCATGTCTGTATCCTCGCCCAAGCATCTCCACCTATGAGGAACGGAATTATTAAACAAAATACATCCATAAACTTGTTGGTTTACTTGAAAAGGCTTGCTTTTAGAAAATGCAAACACTTTGCTTGATAAGCCAATGATACCAATATTGGAATACATATCGCTAAATTGCTCTATTTTTTTAAATGCTTCGCCAGCATTTACTCTGCTACCTTTGCCTTTTGTGTAATAGTAGATTTGTTTTAAATCGTCATCCAGTTGCCAATGCCATTGATGACCTTCTGCTTGACTATGATCTCTTATAAAATTGCGTACAGGCACAGGACCTAATTTTTGCTCAGAAAATGCTTCTGGAGTAACAATAATCCTGTCTTTACCATATTTTTCTATATATAAATCAGCTTCCTGAGGTTCGACAGCGATTCTAAAATTTACTTTATCTTCAATTAAAAAATCGGCTGTCGTGCAAGCATCCCATCTACCTTTGGAAAGGATATAAACAGGGTATTTAGGCATCATACATCACCGAAGATACATCCTCTTTTTCTCTATGAGGCCACCAATACGACCAAGTCAATCCATCTGGTTTTCCAGTATTCATTCCTGAAATTTCAGCAAACTTTTGTCTGTCCTCAGCATTACGGAACTGTATGCTAATTCGCAAAGCATTTTCTTTAGGCTCATAGTCAGGCATACCTATCCATTCCGCCGCTTCCTTAATGGATGCTATTTCGTTAGATGGGCGAGTAACCATTACAAGATTAGCTAACATCATTTCGTCATAACCTGTTCCGAGCAATCCTTCTACATCCATTTCCATAATTTCTTTAAGAATTTTTGATAATTCTCTGTCATCAACTTCTGCTAACCTACCTAATTCATTGTCTCCAGCAAGTACTTTAAGAGCTTTGGTGCTGTTCGCATCTATTTCCAACCTAATCACAGGCACCTCTTTTAAACCTAGCTTACGGCTTGCTTTAACGACACCATGACCAGCAAGAATTGTATAGTCTTTAGCTACTACAACATTTCTATAAAACCCATGTTGTTCTATGCTTTTCATTAAATGCTCAAGCTGATCATCTGGATGCTCTCTATAGTTTTTTGGGTGATTTTTGAGCTTTTCAATATCAACATGCTTTGGCTCATGGATTTTTACAGTCATTTGCTCTCCTGTTTAGGTAATGGTGTTGAATAATATTTATATAACCAAACTCGTTTTCTTTGTTTTGGGTTGTCATTTGGAATAGACTCTCTACTTAAATATCTTTGTCTAAGTAAGTATGATAAAGCCATAGATATTTCGCTTGACTTTAAATCTTTAATAAATTCTTTTAAGTCAGCTAACGTCATATCTTGTGAATGTTGCAAAAAAGCATTTCTTACTTTGGTTGCGGCATTAGCCATAAAATATCCCCTATTAGTATTAGATAGGGGATATATTACAGGATAAAGTATTATTGTCAAGCAACTAATAGCTGTATTGCCTTTGCTTTAACCGCATTACCTGTGCCAAACCAAGTGCTATTTAATCTAGCATCCTGCGTTCTTGATGGCAGGTGATGGTCATAATATTCCGTAACCGCATTTAACATTCCCCATTTAGTTTTTCCAACAAGTTCCGATCCTTTTGCTTCTCCGTCAAATAAATTAAGAATTTTTGCAAAACCTTTGGTTTTTCTAACCTCAAACATAGGATATTCCATGCTTAAAGGGGTTTCCATTAACCTTACAATAAAATCCTTTGCTGATTGACTGCTCATTTTTTGATTTTGCAAAAATTTACCCATTGCCATAAAAGCAGAGAATGACTCAACCGCTAACCCTAGTTTTGCTTTCATTAAGTTATGGTCAAATTCTCTAGAATGTGTAAATGATACGCAGTCGGCACCATCGGCTGTAGCCATAGATAAAGTGTTGTTACAAACAACTCTAACCGAGGTAAACCTAGCAGTTGTAGCTAGTGACCTATCACATGATGTTGAAAGCAACAAGAATCCACCTATTCCATCATCTTTGGTAATTTCACCGAATTTGCCAGTTTCCGCTAAAGCCCATAAGCGTTTACCGCCAAATAAAGTTCCAGCAGTATGTAATTTAAAGCCTGATTCCTCAACTAAATCTTTAAAGAAATCAAGCACTTCAGTTGGTTGAACAGGCTTATAACGATCCGAAACAATAGACATTGGTGCTTTTGTATCACTACGATAAAGCACATTTTGTCCAGCAAAAGATTCTAAATTGTGATGTTCATTATCATCTTTAGTTTCAAAGTGAACTGGTGAAGATTCTAAACTCCAGTCCATTCCAGCAGCCTTTCTCCAAGTTGTCATGTCTGCATTTTGGTCAAGTTTCTGACCTAAGCTATGCCAAGGTGTTTCGCCTACAAAAGCCATTTCAGCGAATCCGTTTTCTCTAATTGTTAATTCATGTGCCATTTTTAAATCCTTTTCGTAAGATTAAATAAGTCAAGTACTGATACATCCATAAAACCTATTGCAAACATAATTCCAAAGAAAGCCCCTAATAAGCAAGCAAAGATAAAATCTCTCATAATGTTTCATCCTCAAAAAGCTCACACCAGCTACGAACTTTGGAATCATATTGGTGTTGAATAACAGCAATAGTATTATCAAGACTGTCAAAAGCTGGAATTACCGCAACTTTTACTTTTCTTCCATTTTCAAGATAAAGCATGTAGTTTTTAGTAATTTCCATGATTAAACCTTCCAATGGTTGATGGCGGAAGCGATTGCCATAGATTTATTAGGAGCAAAGTCAATTATTTGACCTTGATTAGCAATTACCCAAGCATTCCGTTTTTTAGCAACATAAAAAACATCGGATTCCTTGGTTGACATTAAAACCCTAAAAACAGTTTTTGATACTGGGATTATTTGTAGATTTTGCATTTTATTTCCTTTTTTCGTGTTATGGAATTGGTTTCCATACAAGTATTATATAACGAATCTCATAGATTATTACGAACTAAATCAGTTTTTTAAAACTTTTTTGATTTATTTTTCTATGTGAAATGTATGGTGGGGAGTAGCCACGAAAAGGTCGGTTCTTTAAGCCGAAGCAGATTATAGAGATGCCGCTCTTACTACCCCCCGTAGATGGGAGGGGTTTCCCCCTCGTAATTCCTAAAACGGTATATCGTCATCCTCAATACTGTTAATTCCAGCACCGCTTGGCACAGGTTTACCAGTATTAGATTCTTTTGGTTTTGGCTCAAATAAAGATACCCAACCATCAAAACCTACAGGAATAGAATCTATTTTAATAGATAATTGACCTTTGTCGTTTTCAAAGCATACACCCATTTGATGCCATTTGGTCTTTTCTTCACCATTTCGGTCTTTGTAAGTGCCATTTTTTGTTTTTACTTCATATTTTAAAACCGCCATCATTTTTCTCCTGAGAGGATTTTTAGTCTAGTTTCCACTTCTGCTAGAAACACTTTTACTGCTAATTCCATATCGGCAATCGTATCGTTGCTTCTATGGCATCGCTTAACAAACAAACGACTCTTTTCAGGCACTCTAGGGTCAAAAGAAACAAAATCGCACCATTCCCTATTTGTTACCCACATTTGGCATTGCATTTGTAAATAATAAGCACTAGGTACTTCATCATTCCAAATATAACTAAGATGCGTAGAGGTTTTTGGGCATTTTATTTCTATAAGCCCATCTTTACCTACCAAACCATCAGGGCTACATCCAACCCAAGCAATATTAGGATGTTTCCAAAACCCAGTTTTATCTACGAATGTTTCACGGGAAACTTCGTATGCTTGTCTTGCTTGCGGTTCGGTTTGAGTCCCCCATTCCATATACTCATTTGTATAGCCATTATCATCAAGTTTTTTTGAGTATCGTTCCGCAACAATTTTTTCAATAAAGCTTTGTCTAGTTTTGGATGGTGCGTCTCCCCTACCTTTTTGCATTACTACACCAATATTGCTACCAGAAACATGACCAAGTTTTGCTAACCGCCACTCGTCAGAACCTTGCTCAAGCAGTCTTTCTGGGTATTCAAGGGTAACCATGCCAGCAAACGGAATAGGTTCTATATTGGCGGTAAAAGAACCATCCTTTTCGGCAATAATTCTGTCATCAGTAGTAAAAGTTGTCATTTTCTTGCTTTCATCATTGCGTCAGCAAATTGATAAGCAGTATTGGCAATCAATTCTTGATAATTTTTATCTGCTTGAAAATTGCTAGTTTTGTAAGTGTCATCATTTTCTTCGCTTGAATGGTAATTTTCCCAAACTTTAAAAGCCAATGGCATAGCTTTAGCCGCAAAGTAATCACGCAAACCCATTCCG